GTTTCATTTCCTGTCACAGTTTGCAGATGCGTGTAACACTTTCAGATATTTAAAGTTAACATAATGGATGTTGTATAAAACCGATTTTGTCAGCAATCTGTAAGCACATAAAAAAACATCAATAAAATCAACAACTTACAGAAGTTATCCACAGAATCCACAGTTTCCTGTGGATAACTCGGCGATTTTTCGATGGGGGGGAGGGGGGTCGGTCGGTCGGTCAAAGTTGTGGGAGCATCCCCTCCTCTCAAGAAGCGAAAATGGAAAAAATGCCAATCCCCCAATCGCCACATGAAAAAAAGAAGACTATTAATCCCCAATTTGCTATAGTCCCAACCTATCACGCCCACAACCATCAAGGACAATCGTGAAGATAGAGCAAATTGACAGCATCCAAGATGAAGCCCCACAGCCAGAGAAGAAGAAAGCTGGCAGACCCAAGGGTACATTCAAGTTAAAGCGTCAGATACAGGAGTACGCCCGTAACCCTGACCTTGCCCTACCCAAGACTGACAATCAGCGTATCAAGGACTTGAAGGATATGCTTATCAGGTCGAGTGGCAAGGATGTCGTGCAAAAGATGATTGACATTGCGATGAACGACAACCACCCTGCCCAGATGGCGGCTATCAAGATGTGTGTAGACAGAACCTTGCCTGTTTCCATGTTTGAGAAGGACAAGTCTCAGCGTAGTGCGGTCACCATCAACATTACGGGCATAGGCGCACCCACCGCTACGACAACGACCATAGACCAAGATGACATACAGGATGTAGAGGCTAAGAATGGCTGATTTGAACTTTGCGCTATTGCCGTGGCAGCAGGAGGTGTATGCCGACAAGACGAGGTTCAAGGTTGTGGTTGCTGGTCGGCGGTGCGGTAAGTCTAGGCTTGCGGTGACTACGTTGCTGATTGAGGGTTTGAGTTGCCCTGCTGGTAGTGCGGTGCTGTATGTTGCGCCTACTCAGGGACAGGCGAGACAGATTGTGTGGGATGTACTTCTTGACGTTGGTCGGGAGATTATTCAGAGCAGCCATGTCAACAACATGGAAGTCACCCTCATTAACGGCGCAAAGATATATGTGAGAGGGTCAGATAGACCCGACACATTGCGGGGTGTAAGCCTGACCTATGCCGTACTGGATGAGGTAGCTGACATTAAACCTGAGACATGGGAACAGGTTATTCGTGCGTCATTGAGTGACAAGCGTGGTCGTGCGATGTTTATTGGTACGCCCAAGGGTCGGAACTGGTTCTTTGACTTGTATAACTTGGGGCAAGAGGGTGAAGACCCTGATTGGAAGTCGTGGCACTTTACGACTCAGGACAATCCCCTGATTGACCCTAGCGAAATCGAGAGTGCAAAGAAGACCCTATCAAGTTTCGCCTTTAAGCAAGAGTATATGGCATCTTTTTCAAATGCTGGCTCTGATGTATTTAAGGAGGAGTGGATTAAGTATGGGGTTGAACCTGAGTATGGTTCTTACTTTATGGCGGTTGACTTGGCTGGATTTGAGGAAGTGGCTAGACAGGCGGCTAATTCCAAGAAGCGGCTAGACCAGACTGCCATTGCGGTGGTCAAGGTGACTGACGAGGGTAAGTGGTTTGTCAAAGAGATTGTTTATGGGCGTTGGGACATTCGGGAGACTGCGGCTACGATTTTGTTGAAGATGCGGGAATACCGCCCTTTGAGTGTTGGAATTGAGAGGGGGGCGTTAAAAAACGCTGTTTTGCCTTATTTGAGTGACCTAATGAGGAAAAATAATGTATATTCCCACATAGTTGACTTAACGCATGGCAACAGGAAAAAGACTGACAGAATTATCTGGAGTCTCCAAGGAAGGTTTGAGCATGGGCGTATTGTGCTGAACTCCAAGGAAGATTGGGATGAATTCAAAGATCAGCTTTTGATGTTTCCCTCCCAAGGTGTTCATGATGACTTGCCTGATGCTCTTTCCTATATTGACCAACTGGCTGTAACCTCATACTTTGTTGATGACCAAGAAGATGAGTGGGAGCCTCTAGATATTATTTCGGGGATATAAATGGCAACAGACAAACAAGTCAAGTTAGAGCAGAACGAGTTTTACGAGCCTACTGAGGCTGATAAAGAACTTACAGCATTTGTTGTTGACCACTGCACTAAGTGGCGTGACTACAGAGATACCAACTTTCTTCCTGATTGGCTGGAATACGAGCGTATCTTTCGAGGTCAATGGGCTTCTGAAGACAAGACCCGTGAGTCTGAGCGTAGCCGTATCGTAACCCCTGCTACCCAACAAGCAGTCGAGACTCGCCATGCTGAGATCATGGAAGCTATCTTTGGTCAGGGTGACTTCTTTGACATTGAGGACAACATCCAAGACGTTAATGGAAACCCCATTGATGTTGAGATGATTAAAGCCCAGTTGATGGAAGACTTCAAGAAAGACAAGATCAGGAAATCTATCGACCAGATTGAGTTGATGGCTGAGATTTATGGAACGGGTATTGGCGAGATCATTGTCAAGACTGAGAAAGAATTTATTCCCTCTACTCAGCCTATTCCTAATCAACAAGGTCAAGCGGCTATTGGCGTGATTGAGAGGGACAGGATTGGCGTGAAGATCATGCCTATCAATCCCAAGAACTTCTTGTTTGACCCTAATGGAACATCTATTGATGACTGCATGGGCGTGGCGATTGAGAAGTATGTCTCAATTCATAAGGTTGTGGCTGGTATTGAAAAAGGTATCTATCGTAAGGTAGACATCACGCCCACCTATGAAGATACTGACTTAGAGCCTACCCAAGAGGTTAGCCAGTACCAAGATGAGAAGGTTCTTTTGTTGACGTACTACGGGTTAGTTCCCCGTGAATACCTCAATAACATGGAAGAAAACAAAGACATTGTTGAGTTGTTCCCTGAGAATTCAGCGGCTGAAGACTATACAGACATGGTTGAAGCGATTGTCGTGATTGCTAATGATGGTTTGTTGCTCAAGGCTGAAGAGAATCCCTACATGATGAAAGATAGACCTGTAATGTCTTACCAAGACGATACAGTTCCTAATCGTTTATTGGGGCGAGGTACAGTGGAAAAAGCCTTCAATATGCAGAAAGCTATTGATGCTCAGACTCGGGCGCACTTGGATTCACTTGCTTTGACCACTGCCCCTATGGTTGCTATGGATGCCACACGCTTGCCCCGTGGCATGAAGTTTGAAGTCAAGGCTGGTAAGGCTATTTTGACCAATGGCAACCCCAATGAGATTCTTTATCCATTCAAGTTTGGTTCTAGTGACCCAAATAACCTAGCAACTGCCAAAGATTTTGAGCGTATGTTGCTTCAGGCTACTGGTACGTTGGACTCTAACGGCATGGTTTCCCAATCTAGCCGTGATGGTGGTGGTATGTCGATGGCTGTTGCCTCCATCATCAAGAAATACAAGCGTACTTTGGTGAATTTTCAAGAAGATTTCCTTGTTCCATTCATCAAAAAGGCGGCTTTCCGCTATATGCAGTTTGATCCAGAGCGTTATCCCTCTGTGGACATGAATTTCATACCTACAGCGACCCTTGGAATCATTGCTAGAGAGTATGAACAGCAACAATTCATTGGTTTGTTGCAGACTTTGGGTGCAAACACCCCTGTTTTGCCGATTTTGCTCAAAGGAATTGTTGGAAATAGCAGCCTGTCCAACAGAATGGAGTTGATTGCCAAGTTGGATGAGATGATGCAACCCAATCCTGAAGCACAGCAGATGCAACAGATGCAACAGCAGTTGGCATTGCAAGCGGCACAGGCTCAGATTGCTGTTAACACTACTGCCGCAGAGCAAAATCGTGCTGAAGCGCAGAAATTGTTGGTTGAGGCTCAGTTGATGCCTCAAGAAGTTCAAGCAAAGACTGCCAGTGCTTTAACAAAGAACTTACCCAATCAAGATGACTTGGCTTCCAAGGAATTTGACAAGAGAGTTAAGATTGCTGAGTTGATGTTGAAGGAAGCTGACATCAAAAACAAGTCTAAGATTGTTGAGTTGCAGATGGCTGAGAAAAACAACAAGATTTCAGGCATGGAAGAAGACTTCTTGAACCAACTTACCAAGCAATTAAATTCTGCTCAAACTGGTGCTGAATAATGG